GAGCCGGAAGTTTCCAGTGCTGGAACGCGACGTGATCAGCTCCCTGGTGGACGTGGCGTTCCTGCGCACCTTCCGCAGCTACGACCCCACCAAGCTGAACCCTGCCAACGGTGAGCCCTACAAGCTCAGCACCCTCCTGGGCCGCTTTGTGGAGGGGGAAATCATGCACTATTTGAGAGACCACGGCTTTCAGATCGCAGCGCCCCCCGTCGTGCGCGAACGCGGCAGCAAGGCACGCAAGCTGGCAGCCTCTGGCATGACACCGCAGCAGGTCACCGAGGCCCTTGGCTGCAGCCTGCAGGAGCTTCAAGAATCACTGCTGGCCACCTCTGGCATCGGGCACGACGTTCAGGATTGGGAACTGCACTGCGATCAGCGGCCGTCACCAATGGAATGGCTGGAGGCGGAGGAGGACCGGGAACTGGCGGCGGCAAGCTAAGCCAAACGACACTCAATCATGTCCGGGGCTTATTTCACGGCGCTCGACTATGAGCTGTATGTAGGTCTTGGGACCACGGCATCCAGCGCGCCCACATCCTCGTCTGGTTTGACTCAGGTTCTGTCCCTGACGAACGCCAGCATTGACGGCAGCACCGACTCCACCGATGCGCCGCTGGACTACAGCAGCGAGTATGGGTGGAAGTCGCCTCTCATGACCAACATTGGGTGGAGCGTTCCCGCCTCAATGAACTTGGCCCTCGGGGATGCCGGCTACAAGCTGCTCAAGTCGGCATGGCTGGGCGGCGCTGCGGGCACTGCGCTGCGGGTATACCGTGTTTCTCCTGTCAAGGATGGCAGCGGCGACAACGCTGAGATCCACAGCGGTATCGCGTTCGTTGAGGGATTCCAAGAGAGCGTGCAGGCTGGCGATGTAGCGACGGTCAGCTTCACCTTCCGCGGTTTTGGCCAGCTCTTGTGGTACCCGCAGGGCAACCCCATAGCCACCGTTACGGTGAGCACCGCCGGCAGCGGCCTCACTCCTGCCACATACAGCGGCGTGTCGCTGATTGGCGTGACCCCCGGCCAGGGCGTCGGCAGTGGCCGCAGTGCCACGGCAGACATCGTGGTGGCAGGCGGCGGCACTGTGAGCGTTGCACCGACCATCGTTGCCGGCGGCACCAACTACAAGGTGGGCGACATTCTCACCGTGGGTGCCGGCACCGTTGGGGATGCAGGGTCTGATGTGCTGCCCCAGTTCACCGTGGCCACGGTGAGCTGAGCAAGCTAAGGAGTAGGACGCACGGCCCCCGGTTCACGCCGGGGGCTTTTTACGTCAGAGCGACCGCTTAGCCAGAGCTTTCCACTGGTCAGCGAAGAACCGATCCAAGGGCTGCGCGTCTAGGGCCGGCTTTATCCAGTTTCTTGGCGGGCAGACGTTCCGTTTGTTGGTGGTATACCCGCTGAAGATCAGCGAGGCGTAGGGGACGTTCCAACTGAAGCGCAGGGTGGTGGCGTCCACCCTGTCGCGGCGCTGGGACCGCAGGAAGCCGCCAAGGTCCACGATGTCGCGTGGGCTTTCTTCGATGGTGCCGTTCTTCCGGTATGTGCGCCGTGGCCAGGGGTATTGAACGAGTTTGATCTGCTCCTGGAACTCGGTGCCGATGGTCTTGCCGTAGGCCGTGAGAATGGCCGGCACGCGCAGCTTGAGCTGAGTGGCGTTCCACCCCTGCAGGCGGTAGCTGGTGCGGACTGTGGTCATCGCTGGCTGTAGCGGGAGAGCCTGATCTTGTCCCCGAGGATCCCCTGCAGCGTCTCCCCCAGAAACCCGGTGCTGCCGAAGGGGTAGCGGGCAGCGGCCACCTCACAGGGCACGGGGTCATCACTGCCGAAGGTCAGCGTCCCACGCACACCGGGCACGATGCGGCTATCGAGGGCCTGGGGGCTGACGGCATAGCCTTCCAGCACGTCGTCTTCCACGCCAACGCCGGGGAACTCGCTGAGGGATGGGGCACTGCCCCCTGTGCCGCGCAGGTACAGCGAGACCGTCACCGTCGTCGTATTGGGCACCACGTTGCCTGTGGTCGGGTCGGTCAGGGTGCCTGTCGTGGGCACGTCAAAGACTGCCGAGGCATTGGCCAGGAAGGCGATGGCGCTAGTCATGGACTAGGTTTCCGGCAAGCTAAGGGAACAGCTGTGGTGGTGTGGCGGAACGGCTAGGCAGTCTCGACCTGATGATTTCGGTCGATAACCGTGATGCCTTGGCCGGTCTGGAGCAGACCCGTCGCGCTGCATCTGCCACAGGCGAGGCAATCGGGAAGATCTTTGCCCTTGCTGGGGTTTCGTTTGGCGCCGCTGCGCTGGTGGCGTATGCCAAACAGGTATCAGACGTTGGTGTTGCGGCTGAGTCGGCAGAGGTGCGGCTGAAGTCGCTTGCTGGGAGGTTTGGGGAGGCCGATCAGGCTCAGCGTGCTGCGGCGGATGCGGCTGAGCTGCTGAACCTCAGCCAGACAGAAGCGGCTAGCGGCTTTGCTCAGCTGTACTCGTCTCTGAGGCCTACGGGTGTTGGGCTGCAACAGATTGAGACGATCTTTGTTGGCGTCACGGCGGCGGCTAAAAACACTGGGCTTTCCGCTGAGAGCGTCAACAATGCACTGATTCAGTTGACGCAAGGCCTGGCATCTGGCCGCTTGCAAGGTGATGAGCTGCGGTCGGTGTTGGAGCAGCTCCCCCCGCTCTCTCAAGCCATTGCCAAGGAACTGAAGGTCCCTGTCGGTGCGCTGAAGCAACTGGGCAGCGAGGGCAAGATCAGTACTGAGATCATCATCAAGGCTCTGGAGAGCCTGAAGGGCCAAGAGGTGGGGCAGCTGAGCAAAGCCCTTGGCACGAGCCAGGAGAAGCTCAAGACCCTTTCGGTTGAAGCTCAGAACTTCCAAAAGGAGCTGTCCACCGCGTTTGGCGCCCCTGCACTGGCAACGGTTGGGGCACTCACAAACGCCTTCAAGGGGCTTGCCGGTGCCATCCGTGCGGCCAACATTGCCAATCAGAATAAGGAGCTGACACTACAGGCCGACCAGAAAGCCGGGAACCTTGTCCAGGCTGCCATCGGCCCATTCGGCGGGTCGGGCTTTTTCGGTGACGTGTCCATCACCTACAAGGGCAAAACCTACAAGGGCACCGCCACAGGGGTCAAGAATGACATTGCGAAGGCGATCCTTACCGATCTGATCAATGAGCTATCTAGCCCAAGCGGTGGAACCGGCGGATCGCCCACTCCTACTCCTACGGCTACCGTTGACCCAAAGATCAAAAGCGCCGTTGAGGCCTCCCAGAAGCGGCTGGACAACCTGACGCGCATTCAAGGCTTGGAAGGCTCCGTGCTGGAGATCTACAAGGCCCAGCTGTCTGTGCAGGACAACATCACAGAGCGTCAGCGGTTGCAGGCTGAATACGATAAGGCTGTGACAACGGCGAGAGGGCTTGGCAAGGATCCAAACAAAGAGCAGAGCGTGATTGATGCGTCTGCCCGGCTGGCCACCGCAACCACAAACCTTCGCAGCGCCTTCATTGAAGGCAGCCAAAGCGCCGCCACGGCCCTTATCAGTGCCGCAGACCGCTTCAAGAGTGCCGGCGACTCCCTCCGCAGTTCCCTTGAGGGCGCCTTCAAGTTCCTCACCCCCCAGATCCAGAAGCAGCTCACCGACAATGCTAAAAAAGACATCCAGGCCGCACAAAAGGCCGGCATCTTCCGGGGTGACGTGGTTGGCTTCAACACCACACCGGAAGAACTGCTGAGCATCGGCGGATCAGCCCGTGGTGTGCTGGCTGCCGCCAAGAACTTCGACACTGCCGGGAAGGATCTGGTGAGCGCCTTGGATGCCGTCCAGTCGCCCCTGATCAGCCTGGCCGAGAAAGACTGGCGGGTCGTGGTCAACCTGGCGTCAGACGGGTATGCGTCCGTCTCTGGTGACGTTCTAGGGGGTGTCGCATGAACCACTACATTTCCGGCGGCAAGGGCACCTTCACGGTCACGGGACTGGCGGCCACGTTCCCCCGTAACCGCCAGCTGACCGCTGCCAAGGGCACCTTCGCGGTCACGGGCAAGGATGCACGCCTCGGCCGCTTCATTGCAGCCAGCACGGGCACCTATGCCGTCACCGGCATCGCTGCAGGCCTCAAGGCCACACGGCTTCTCACCGCCGCTGCAGGCGCCTTCTCCCTGTCCGGCAAGGCCGCAGCCCTTGGCCCCAGCGCCGTGGGTCGCGTCACCATCGGCACCCTCAACATTGATCGCAACCTCACTGCTCAACCCTTCGGCTACGACGAGACCAACACCCGCCAGGGCCTCACCGCGCGGAAGTGGCAGGTTTCAGGGTTGCTGACCAAAGCGCAGTGGCAGTCTCTGGTGTCCGTCTATGAGGCCTGGCGGGATGCCCGCATTGATGACCCGGATTCGGTGGTGGCCCAGGACGTTGGCACCACGATCAACCTCACGGCCAGCACCAACGGCCAGAGCTGGATCAGCGTCCCCTGCTGGTTTTCCACTGCCCCCAGTGCCGAGCAGGTGGGCATCTACCTGCAGGCCTCCTGCGAACTGGTAGACGCCAATCAGGCGCTTGCCGTAGCCCTGCGCTCCCAAGAGCTTGGCAACGACGACCGCCCAGCCCTTGGCACCTTCACTCTCGGCACCGTGGTGCTGACCCTGCTCAAGCCGCCGGAAACCTACCAAGACACTCCGCAGATGGCCTTGACCACCACAGGCCGCAGCTACATCACCGGCCCGCTGGCTGCCACCAAGGTATACCAAGTGGAGGGCATCACGAACGCCACCGGATGGGCAGGCATCCAGACGTGGTTTGAGGCTGCGGTGCAGGCCCGCCCTAGTGCCGGTGATCTGTTTCCCATCTCGGCGCCCTCGGCATCGGCTGCCAACCGCATTGAAGGCGGCCTCAAGGTCGTTGAGTACACCGTTTCCGTTTCCGTTGCTGAAGCCCGCTGATGGTTGCCGACATCCGCGCCAAGATCAGCTGCAGCCTCGGCGAGGTCATCAGCGGCAACTGGTCTGATGAAGCCATTGCCGTAGGCCAGGGACTGATCCGCTGCCGTGGTCAGCTCATCCT